ATTTAGAGACTGGTCAAATTAACACAAAGATGTTAGTGGATGAAGAGTACACTTTGAATAAAGATATTGGAGATATCTATATCAAATGGGAATGGATTCCAGAAGGTTATGAAGTTTGGAAAATAGGAAAAGATATTTATAAGAAAATGGGTCCTATTGTTGGACAGACCAAAGATGAGAATAACCTGTACACTTGCAAGCTTTCTTACCATGGGGCTATCTATGATAACACAAACTCTGTCCCTACTTCACCAATGGATAGAATGAAAGTTTATCAGTATTACTACAATATTGTTTGGTATAGATTGGAGCTTTTATTAGCTTCTGATGATGGTAAGAAAATACTTATGAACATAAATGCTGTACCAAGTGATAATGGTATGGACATAGAGAAGTGGCAGTATTACTTTAAGTCTACTCCTTTTATGTGGTTTAACCCAGATGAAGAAGGAATGACTGGCCAAGATGTAAACTCTATTGCAAAACAGCTTGATATGTCTGTAGTATCTGACATAGGTAAGTATGTGGACTTGCTTGAGTTTCTGGAACAAAAATGTGGTAAGTCTGTTGGTGTAACTGATCCTGTATTGGGACAGGCTGCTCCCAACTCTACTGTTACAAACAATCAACAAAACCTTGTACAAACTAGTAATATTTTAGAGCCTTATTTTGATTTACATTCTCATGTAAAAATAAATGTTCTTCAAGCATTAGTTGATGTTGCAAGAATAGCTTACAGCAGGGAAGATGCTCCTGAAACTCTTTCTTATGTTTTAGATGATATGTCTACAGCACTTCTTACTATTGACAAAGAATTGTTAGATAGTGAAACACTAGGTTTATTTGTAGAAGAGAGTTCAGTAGCAGAACAAGCTAAACAAGATGTAAGAAATCTTGCACATGCTGCAATGCAGAACCAAAAGGTAGAATTGTCAGATGTACTTAAGGTCATCAAACATGATAGTTCAACTGAAGCACAAGAAGAACTGGAAGCTGCAGAGAATAGAAAGATGGAGAGAGAAGATAAGATGAGAGAACAAGATCAGAAAAATGCTATGGCTCTTCAAGACAGAGAAGATCAAAGAGAAAAGGAAAACCATGAGAAAGAGAAAGAACTTATAATACTAAAAGAAAAAGAAGAGAGAAAAACTCAGATTCAGAAACAAGCTATTTTAACTCTAGGTTTTAATGAAGATAAAGATTTTGATAATGATGGTAAGCTTGATGCTCTTGAAGTAGCCAATCAAGGTGTTGATGCAAACATTAGAAGAAGAGAAGCTGATAGGAAAGATAAAGAACTGTCTCATAAAATTATGAAAGAGAGACAAGAGCTTAAAATAAGTAAACAAGAAAAAGCCAACAAAGAGTAAAAGGCTATTAGAGATAGCTTTTATAATTAAAGAGTCACTCTTAATAATAATACATAAATAAACTTAAATTTGTACTAACATGGAAGACAACACTAAAAAAGAAAGTAAAAGTTTAGATGACTTCGCAGGTTTTGAAGATACATCTCAAAACTTTTTTGGAGAAGCTGACCTAACAGATCCTATAGAAGAGAAGGAGCCTGCAGGTGAGGAAGAAGAAGAAACCAAAACTAAAAAAGATGGTAAAGCTAAATCCGATAAAAAAGAAGGAAAAGACAGTAAAAAGAAAACCAAAGATGAAGAAGATGATGAAGAAGAGGACATAAGCAACCTTGACTTTTTCAAAGGAGGTAAGGAAGAAGAAGAGGAAGACCAAGATGGTGATGACCCAAAAGATAAAGGTAAAAAGCCAGAAGAAAAGTCTGAGTCTTTAAAGACCCTTGAGTATCTTAAGAGTAAAGGTTTAGTTGATTACACAGATGAAGAAATGGAAGGAGAGGACAAAGATTCTCTGCTTGAAGATAAATGGGAACAATCACTGGAAGATGCAGTAAGAGATATGACAGACTCTTTACCAGATGAAGTCAAAAACTTAATCAAGTTTGCTTCTAAAGGTGGAGACCCAAAAGAATATTTTAGAGGTTTGTCTAACACGGCTAATTCTAAGATTAATAAAGACTCTGATATTTCTGACACTAGAGTTCTAAAAGATGCTATATCTGAAGACCTTAAAATGCAAGGTTATGATGAAGAGTATATTGAAAGCCACATAGAAACACTAGAGGCAAACAAGAAGCTTAAAAGCATCGGAGAAAAGTCTTATAACAAAATTGTTAAGGGCCAAGAAGATGATGAGAAAGAAAAGCTAAAAGACATTGAAGCTTTAAATAAAAGTAAAAAAGAAAAGTCAAAGCAGTTTAAAACAGACTTAAAAAGTTTTGTTTCAGAGATTAAAGATGTGAAAGGGGTTTCGATATCCCCAGAAGATAAGAGATCTTTGCCAGACTATATTTCTGATCCCAAAGTAGAGCTTGAAGATGGTAGAAAAATAAGCCAATTCCAAGCTGATTTATTTAAGGTAATGGGAGACAAGGAAGGACTTACTTTACTTTCAAAGCTTATAAAATCTGATTTTGATTTCTCTTCAGTAGAAAAAGGAGCAGTCACAAAGTCTTCTAGAAAGAACAAAGAAAATCTTAGAAATGTAGCTGGAGCAAAAGGAGATACTCCAAACAAAAAATCTAAGAAAGCAATTTGGGAATTGATCACTTAATTTAATGTATAAACAAAAACAATAAAATGGCAACACTAGCAAGCAAGCTCCGGATTAAGGAGATGGAGTGGAACGCAAATATGACAGAGCAATCTCATTTAGGGAAAGGTCTCATATCTGCACCACACAAAATGGGCCCTGTCATGGACACTTTGTTCTCTGCCCAGAATTATTATTCTGACAACCCATTTTCCTCTATGTTAGTGGGTATGGGTGAAGAGACCATAGGAACTACTGAATGGGAATGGGAACTGAAGAATGCTAATACTAGACCACTAGTAATAGTAGAGAATTTAGTTCCTTCAACCAATCCTACAGCAGGAAAGTTCAAGCAGCCCTTTAAAATGAAATTGGATGAAAACTGGTACTTACCCGGTGATGTTATTCACCCTGGTACTTCTAACAAGAAATACCAAGTAAGAGTCCAGCAACAATTAAAAACTGATGGTGATGGTTCAACTTACATTGTAAGAATGAACACTGATGATCCAGAAGCTTACATTCCAACAAAGTATTTGACTACTGGACAACAGTGGGGTAAACTCTTCTCTACTTATGAAGAAGCTGCAGAACAGTCTGGTTCTACTGTATTCAGTATGCCAATGGCTTTCCGTAACAAGATGACCAAGTACAGAAAAGAATACAGAATTACAGACTATGCTTCTACTGAAGTTTTAGCTTGTAAGATTCCTGACTCAAAAGGTAATGTTCATGATGGTTGGATGAAGTATGCTGAAGTAGAGTACTGGCAGCAGTGGTACAGAGAAATTGAACGTGGCCAATGGTACTCAAGGAGTGCTGACACTGTAATAGGTGCAAATGGTAGACCTGTAAGAATGGGACCTGGTATTCAAGAGCAACTTGAAGATTCTCATATCCACAGATATTCTCACTTAACTGCGAAGTTAATTGAAGAGTACTTAATGGACATCTTCTACGGAAGAGTTAAGCCAGGAAAAGGAAGACAGATCAAAGGTTTTACAGGTGAATACGGAATGTTACAATTCCACAGAGCTGTACAAGACTGGCAAGAAAAGTCTGGATTCATCAAGAACATTGAAGTCTACAGTAACAAAGTAAACAACGATATTCATACAAACTCTTTAGAGGCTGGTTACCAGTTTGTAAAGTACAACATGGCAAATGGTAGTTCTTTGGAGCTTATCCACAATCCATTGTATGATGATAGAGAGATCAACTTTGAGGTTGATCCTGTAACAGGATTCCCAGTAGAATCTCAACGTATTACTTTCTTAGATTTTTCTGGTGATACTGGCAAGAAGTCTAACATTAAGATAATGAAGAAGAAAGATTCTTATGCCTTTACTTATGTAGAAGGTATGTATGGACCTTATGGACCTAAGAAGTCAGGAAGTTCTGCACACGCAGGAGACTACTATGAAATGCACGTTGGGGAAACTCGCGGAACACACATAGAAGATGTCACTAAATGTGGAGAGTTAATCCTTTCTAGAAACTAAGTCTAAGTTTATAGTTTACAAGAAATCCCCAACTTATCATTAGGTTGGGGATTTTTTATTATATCTTTGTTTTATAAACTTAAATTACATAAAGAATGTCAACAAAAGTAGAGGTAAGACCACTTGATAAAGAAAAGTGGCATGGTAAGAAAGGTAAAGAGTCCTTTTCACAAACCCACACTACACAGGCACTTGCAGACACAGAGACAATGCAATATGCAGTAGTAATCTCACAAGAAGATGAAGATTTCTTTTTAAAGAAGAAAATAAAATACGATCTTAGTTTACATTTTGATCCAGACTCACCTCACCCTTTTTGGGATAGTGGCTCTGCAAAAGTAAAGCTTAAAAACAGGACAATGTTTTTTAACAAAGCAGTTCCACTAGAAAGAATTAAAGTATGCATAATGAAAGGTAATCGGTTCGTAGCTAATTCTAAGAAAGAAGCTGATGAAGGTTTTTGGCCAGATGCTACTCACTATATACATGATGAATCAGAAGAAGCAGAATTAAAGGCTTCTAAAGTTACACTTAAGAATACTGCAGTTATAGAGGTATCTAAGTTAAGTAGAGAAAGAAAGATAAGTGTTATAAAAGTACTTACTGGAGGAAACTTGAAAAGTTCTACTGAAAACTTTATTACTGTAGAGATGGATAAGCTTATTTCAAAAGACCCTGAACTATTGCTTAGAACTATTAATAGAGGTAAGAAAGAAGTATCTGTTCTGGCTCTAGTTTATGAAGCAGTAGACAAAGGTGTGTTAAGAAAAGATGGACATAAAATTAAACATTTGGATTCCGTATTAGGTATGGATGAAGAAGAAGTTGCTGAGTACCTTGGAAAAGATGAAAATCAAGATTTCTATCTAATATTAAAAGAGAAAACTCAGAAATAATGAAAGTTCAGGATATGCACTATGACTTCAAAATGAAGTTTAATAAGATTGACAGTCAAAAAAACAGGAACTTACAAATTCCAGAAATTGATTGGATCCTCAATGAAGCAGAAAAGATCTTTGTCAAGCTAGTTGCATATCCTAGAAAGTTCACTCATCTGGGATTTGAAGTTAACCAAAGAAGTACTGAAGACATTAGAAACATAGTGGTAAGTAAAAAGATACCAGTAAATAGCTCTATAGGAATTTCTGCGGTATCAGGAAACAGATTAAATGGTGTTGTTTTACCTGTTGATTATGAAATGTTTTTAAGAGGTAGATGTTTAATTACTAAGGGTAAGTGTGTAAATAAAGAAGCAGTTTTTATTCCTGTTCAACATGATGACCCTTCAGATCTATCTGAAAACTATAGTAGCTCATTTGATTGGAGAGAAGTTATAGGTAATTTTGATTCTTTGGGCATACAGCTATTAGTGAAGGATTTCTTTGTTTCTGAATTTACTTTGTCTTACATTAGAAAAAGAAAGTATATTTGCTTTCCTTCTGGAGTGCCAGGAGGAACTTATAAATTACCCGGGTCTTCTGTTGCATTATCAGAAAATCAAAATTCTGAATTGGCTGAGGTTACACACAATGAAATTGTAGACATAGCTGTTATGTTAGCAGCAGGAAAAATACAAGCATCTGATTTTCAAATCAGAATGAATAAATTAAGTGTTAATCAATTATTATAATTAAAACCATATTAAAATGGCAAATCGTAACAATGTAGTATTTAATGTACTACCAGCAAATGCAAATTCAGCTATCCTTGCTAAAGACAAAACTATAGAAGACCTAGCAACAGGTCAACTTGGATTTTTTAGCACAGAAAGTGGAGTATCTATTGATGCTACTTCTGACATCCCAAATGAATTTTTTGTTGCACTAAAGAAACCTGATGGAGACATTAGAGTATCTGCAGGTCAAAACATTCAGAAGAAAGGAGTTCTAGGAGTCCAAAGAAAAAACTATGAAGCAGGTGCTCCAATGAAGACCACTGTTTCTGGTTTCAAACCTAAGTTTGATTCCGAGTACGGAATTAGAGTAGAGTTCAGAAATTCGGAGATTTATAGAATACAAGGACATAATCAGTATAGCAAGGCTTATATTGTAAGAACACCTAATCAAGTGGACTGTGGCGGTGATGAATGTTTAGATCCTGTCTTTTTAGCTAGACTTCTTAAACAAGAAATAAACCTAGATGACAATGATCTATTAGTTGCAACATTAGTTGCTAGTCAAGCAATTACTGCTGCTGATGTAGATGGTATTACTTCAAACATTGCAAAAGGTGGAACAGTGACAGATGAGCAAGTTGATGCTATTGCAGCACACAACGCTGATAATAGTGCTTCTATTACAGTAGATCTTGAGCTTGTTCCAAACACAATTAGTGGGGGATCTTTTGCTGCAGGAATTAACTTGAAGTATTACAAGCTTTTACAGACTGTAATTATAGTTTCTCCTTTGAGTAGCTTAAGTTACTCTGGAACTAAAGTTGTTTCAACTAGCCCTGTCTATGCACAAGGTATTCCAAACAACATTATGCAGAAAGAGTACCACGCTAGTTCTTGGAATGGAGCAGGTCCTTATGCAATTAGTATGACTACTAATACTGCCATTGGCAATATTGAGTACCTTACTGATATGACTAAGAACTATAGTCAATTTGCATTAGAGTATAATGTGAAGAATGAAGGTGGGTGGTTAACTTATGAGAATCCCCTAACAACTATTTTTGCTTTACCAGAAGGTAATAGCACAGCTATAAACTCTCTAGCTACAATGCTAGCAAAACTAGTTTAATAGTAATAGCTTTCACATAAATCATTAAAGGACTTATCTTAAGATAAGTCCTTTTTTATTGCTATTTTTGTATAAATAACTAAAGACATGGCTAATTATAATATACTTACTGAAGAGCTAGAATACTTTCTTCAAAACACTTCAGAAGAAAATAATGTTGGCCTTTCAGTATTCACTTTTAATTGTCTTACTTCAGAGTGGGATTTAGTACAAGATGTAATAGTACCTCCTTTAGATACTTATTCCATAGACAGTTTTTCTGGTTACACACTATTAAAAATAATAAGTGAAGAGCCTGGTGCTACTACAGATATAGGTATAGGTATAAATTCTAACCGTGAAGAAGTCCCTGAAGGTTTTATCACAGAGGATTTATATTTAAACAGTTTTGTTAAAGAGATAAGTGATTTATCAAAAGACTTACTTCAATTATTTTGTGGAGTAGTGCAACAAGATTGTGCTCCTAGTATTTCTAAATGTGATATGTTATTGTCTGCATCTACAAAAATGCACTATTTAAAAGCTGTGCTTCATCAAGACATTAAAGATTTTTATGAGGTAATTAGACTAGCTAAGTATTGCAAGGGTAAAAGACTTTATGAAATAGATATTGAGACTGATATGTTAAACGGTAAGTATTCTTTAAAAGAGTACACTTTACTTTATCTCTTAGCTTTGGATTACATAGCTTTGGTAGCATATTATAAAAAAGAAGAAGTTGCTAGTTTTATACCTTCCTTTGAAAGTATGAAAATTGTTTTAGAGTCTGACAAACTATTAAGTTGTATTGATTCTAAGCTTAACATTACTTTACAAAACTTTGACTTTTCTTCTATAGGAAGTTAAGATAAACCATAAAAGAAATGCCTAAACGTAATAAAAACAGAATGTTCTCATCCTTTAACTACTCAACCATGCTCGTAAGTTTTGGTACAACAACTTTTTTAATAGGGTTGACCAACTTACAGATAGCAATCTATGTTTTATTAGTAGCACTAGTACTAGACTTTTTAACTGGTGTCTATGCTTCTTTTGTTGAATCAATAAAAGAAAGCAAAGCTTTAGGGGAAAGTGTTTCTGGGTTTAGAGAAAAACTAGAGCATCTAATGTTTGTAACAATAGAGTCAGAAAAACTTAGAAAGTCCATACTTAAAAGCATTGCTTATTTAATGATAATTTTTCTAGTGTATTTTGCAGAGGTAATTTTCTTTATTAAAAAGAGTCCCATAGTAGCAGATCAAGGCAGTCTGTCAAGTACTTTATATGCTGTTGGTTTTTGTGTTGCAATAGAAAGCTATTCAATATTGTTTGAAAACCTCAAAAGAGCTGGGTTTGATTTGAGTAAAAAGATTAGTAAAACTACAAATGGAATAAAAGAAAACTGGCTAAAGATTAAAAATCTCTTTAAAGAGTTGTAAAATTAACTTACTTTTGCTTTATGGTAAACGCAAAAAGAAGAGAGATACAAATGCCCTTTATTAAGTTAGACTTTAATGAGGAGAAGCATATCTACTTTGTAGATAACAAACCTCTGAAAGCTAGCGTTTCCAAACTAATTAAAAAATACTACAAAGAATTTCCCACTGATCAGAAAGCTGAGGAAATATCTGATTCCACAAAATTTAATGGTGTTGTCAATAAGTACACTGGTATGTCTAAACAAGAGATATTAAATCAGTGGACAACAATCAACCTTGAATCTACTACAAGAGGAACCAGGGTTCATGAGTTTGGAGAGCTTTACCCTTTTAATAAAAAACTGAAACCAAGGTGTAAACAAGAAGAGGCTATAGTTAAATTTTGGGATAGTGTGCCAGAGCACATAATTCCTGTGACTATGGAACTTAGAATGTACCACTTTAAAAAGATGTTTGCTGGAACTGCAGACATTATCCTATATGACACTTCTAATGACTCTTACATCATAGCTGACTACAAAACAAACAAAGACTTATTCAAAAATTACCAAAAACAAAAAATGCTAGCTCCTTTTGAAGATATGCTAGATAGTCCTTATTCTCACTACTCTCTTCAGCTTAGCTTCTATCAGTTGCTATTAGAACAGATAGGAGTAAAGGTATCAAAAAGAATTTTAGTATATTTGACAGTAGATGGTGAATGTGAAATGTACCCTACTGTAGATTACGGAAAAGAAATTAAAAAAGATCTAGGACTATGATTGTAAAAGGCTTTTTAGAAAGGATTCAATCTTTGTATTCCAAAGGGGCAAAATCAGATGATTCTAGATTATCAAACAGATTGATATATCAAGTACTTCTGTCCATAAGAAATTTTGTAGTTACTAACCAAATAAAAAAGAAACAAACAGTTAGTGATTGGAACTATACTGTACTTAATAGTCTGGAAATGATTCCGGTTAATTCAATTTCATCAAAGTGCTTTTCTCATTTGGGCTGTACAATTTATAGGAGCAAGTTAGAGCTACCAAGAATACTCACAAGCTTAGACAAGAATATTATCACTTGGGTAATGAAAGTTGATAACAGTGAAATAATACATGAGACTAGCAGACAAGAGAATCTTTATCAGAAAGGTAATAAATATACTTCAAAGAAGCTAAAGTACATTATAGAAGATGGCTACTTGTTTATAGATTCTCCCATAGTTCCAGGTAGACTAGCAATGAGGTTTCTAGCTGAAGATCCCATAGCAGCAGAAAGATTTAATGTAGATTGTAGTCCAGAACAAAACTGTAAGAGTATTTTAGAGTATGACTTCCCCATAGATGCAGACTTAGGCAACACAGTTGTAGAGATGTCTTTTAAGGAGCTTATACAGATCTTCTCACAAATGCCAGAGGACAAAACAAATAACTCATCAGATAGCTTAAAACAGAGGTCTAAATAATGATTAAAACAGATAAAAACACAACCTCAAGTTACCCTAGATATAAGGAAAAAGTAGAGGAGCCTTTATCTGTCAAAGATTATTTGAGCTTGATTGAGCTTTACAATAGTTTTATTGTAGACTTATTTATCGAAGGAGAAAAAGTATCTTTGCCCTGTAGAATGGGAGTAATGTATATTGGAGGAACTATAAGAAAGAAATCTTTTGATGAAGAAGGTAGACCTTTGTTACCACCAGATTGGGTTAAGACAAAAGCACTAAGAGAAAGAAGTGAGAAAGCCAGAAAAGAAAGAACAATAGTTAGGCACACAAATGATGAAACTGGAGGAGTATCTTATAAGTTAATATGGTCCAAGAATAGATCTCCAGTTAAGAACAAAAATTTTATATCTTTTAGGTTAACTAGAAGTAACAAAAGAAAAATAAGTGAAGCTATACTGTCAGGTAAAGAATACATAATCACTAAAACCATAGAGTAATGCCAG